CCCCCCGCCGATCCGCCGCCGCCCACCGATCCGCCGCCGCCCAGCGATCCGCCCCCGCCCGCCGATCCCCCCAAGGACGACCGGGCCGAGCTGCTTACCTCGTTGGAGGCGGCCCGCAAAGAGGCCCGCGACGCTCAGAGCAAGCTGAGCAAGCTCGAACGGGAGCGGATGACCGACCACGAGAAGGCCATCGAGGAGGCCCGCGAGGCCGGTCGTATCGAGGCCGTGCGCAAGACCGGGCTGCGGTTGGCGGCGTCGGAGTTCCGTGCCCTCGCCGCGGGGAAGCTTGCCGACCCCGCTGCCGCTCTCGAGGTTCTGGATCTGTCGAAGTTCGTCGGGGAGGACGGCGAGCCCGACACCAAGGCGATGACCGCCACCGTCGACAAGTTGGCGGCCGCCCTGCCGGCGCCGCCCCCCGCCAACGGGCGGGTGCCCCCAGGGCCGCGCGGCCAGGCCGAGAACGGGCGCGAGGACGGTTGGCTGCGGGACTCCATCCGCGGGTAGTACCCTGCGCGGTGATGCCTCCCGGACCGTGAGGTCCCGGTGGCAGCCGGTAGCCGAATCCGGGCTCAGAGGTGGGATACCGAAGGCCCCCGAGCGTGCAGCGGGATGCGGCGCTTGGAGGTCGGCAGCAAAGCGGCAGTCGCTACTGACTGACCCGCGAGGAGCTGCCCACCATGGCCGGACCCGTTGACGCCTCAGGCGTCATTCCCATCGAGTACTCACGCCAGATCATCCATGGGGTGGCCCAGCAGTCGGCCGCCCTCGCTCTCGGCACCCGCATGCCCATGGGCACGGGCATCGCTGAAATCCCCATCGCCGGGGCGTTTCCCGTGGCCAGCTTCGTGTCGGTCGGGGGCCGCAAGCCGTTCACCGATTTCCAGCTGTCGGCGCAGACGATGAAGGCCGAAGAGATCGCGGCGGTCATCTCGATCCCGCAGGCCTACCTCGACGACGCCTACGTGGACCTGTGGGGCTACGCCCGTCCGCTGCTCGCACAGGCCATCGCGGTAGCGCTCGATAACGCCGTCATCTGGGGTGTCGGCGCCCCCGCCACCTACCCGGCCGGGGGTCTCGTCGATCCCGCCTTCTCCACCGTGGTCGCCACGCCGGCCACGCCGCCCAACGACGCGGTGGCCGTCATCAACCTGGCCATGGGCACCGTCGAGATGCAGGGCCTTCCCGTCACCGGCTCGGCGGCCGACACCGCCGACAAGGCCGTCCTCCGCGGCGTGCGCGACGTGAACCAGTCGCTCCTGCTCGGCCCCGGTCAGGTGGACAGCCCCGCCATCCAAGAGCTCTACGGGGCGCCCATCATCTTCAGCCTCATCTCCCCGCAGGCCGAGGACTTCATCACCGGCGACTGGCGAGCCCTGCTCATGGGCGTCCGTCAGGACATCACCTATGACACCAGCCTCGACGGCATCATCGCTGACGCCACCGGCAAGGTCCTCGTCTCGGCCTTCCAGGACGACCAGGTCCTCATGCGCGTGCACGCCCGCTTCGGCTGCGTGGTCGCCAAGCCGGTCACCCCACGAGCCCCGGCCGGCGCCAAGCCGTTCGCCCTCGCCAACCTCGTCGCCACGAACCCGTCGCTGGCCGAGGCCCGCCCCGCGCCGGTCGAACCCCCCGCCGACGCCGAGGCTGCGCCCGCCCACGCGTCCGGTTCCGCCAAGAAGGCCAACGGCGGCTGAGTCGTGAGCGTCCCGGCCGAGACGGACACGGGGGCGACGGGATGGCAGCCGTGGGCGCCACCCCTCAACCCGCCCGACCCGGCCGGGATGCCTCTCGACGTGGCCCAGGGGATCGCCGACACCTACTGGGACGACTTCCCTAATATCTGCACGGCGATCCAGTGGCAGTACTACGCGCTCATGCTGTCCCCGACCAACGGCCCCACCGAGGTCGCCACCGGAGTCCAGCGCGTCCGGTACGCGCCGCCCGGCAAGAGCCCGTTCGAGCTCGCCATGGAGCGATCGCAGTGGTACCTCGACGCCGAGTTCGGCTCGCTGAAGTCGATCCCCCTGGTGTCCAACGTGGCCGCCATCGCCGACCAGTACCTCGACCCGCTGCGCGACATGTGGTGGTGGATCGACCCGTGAGCGTCCTGCTGCCCACCGACGACCTCGTCCTGTACCCCGCTGGTGTCCCCGACGCCCACGGATGGGTGACCGCCGGGGACACCGCCGGGGCCGACCCCACCTGGTCGGGACGGGGCGCCCTGCAGCTCGACGCTGGCGTCACCGCCCCCGGCGCATCCCAGGGCGGCGGCGCCGGGCCGTTCGATCCCGCCCGCACGCCCCTCGGCGCCGTGTTCCTCCCGCCCGACGCCCCCGCCCTCGACGGCATGGTGCTCAGCGCACGGGGACGGCGCTACGTCCTGTCGGGCACCCGCCTCATGGTCGATCCGGTCGGCGCCGGCACCGACTGCGTGGTGGCGACCGTCACCGAGCTCGAGGTGGGGGAAGGGCTGGTGTCCCCGTGAGCTCGTCGTCGTTCACTGTCACCGACGTCCAGGCCCTCTACGACGCCGTGAACCCCATAGCGCGCGACGTGGCCGAGCTGCTGCGCACCAACACCGAGGCGGGCACCCCGCGCGACACCGGCACCCTGGCGGCGGGATGGCACGTCGTGGACCGCCCCAAGGGCCGCTACGTCGTGACCAACGACGTTCCCTATGCGCGCTTCGTGGAGTACGGCACCAAGGACCAGCCGCCCGTGGCGATGCTCGGCCGCGCCACCGCACAGATCAGGGCTCGCTATGGCAGTCGTTGACCCCGCCATCGACTACGTGCGCCCCGACGTGGAGGCCCTGGTGTGGGCCACCGTCAACGACCTGCGCTCCATGACGACATGGGGCTACACCGCGGTCGCTCTCCCGGCCCCCATCGGGTGGCTCGTCGCCACCTCGGTGCAAGTGGACGCTCGGGGTTCGACCAAGAAGGCCGCCTACGACCGCGCCTGCGCGGCCCGACAGCGGTTGCTCGCACTCCCGTGGGCCGACTGGCCCGAGGGAGTGGTTACCGGCGTGGACATCATCGAGGACGCGTGGTGGAACCCCGACCTCGACGGTGCGCCCCGCTATACCGCCCGGTACGAGGTGCGAGCGCATCCACGGCCGGCTACGAGAAAGGCTGAGTCAACATGACAATGCTCGACCCCACCGCCGTCGTCGTCGGCACCGCCGCCGGCCCCGGCATCTGGCTCGCCCCCGAAAAGACGGCTCCGCCCGCAGCTCTCGGCGCCTTCGTGGCTCCGTGGGTGTCCCTCGGCTACGCCAGCGACGACGGCGTGACCGTGGGAGGCGACACCACCACCCAGGACATCACCCCGTGGCAGTCCAAGACCCCCATCCGCACGCTGGTCACGGCCCGCACCCGCACCCTGCACTTCATCCTGTGGGAGCTCAACGAGACCACCCTCGGCCTGTACTTCGACATGGTGATCCCCCCGCCCGCGTTGGGCGTCATCGCCGCCGACATCCGCAGCGACTCGCCCCAGCTCATCCACGCCGTGGCGGTGGACGTCGTGGACGGCGACAACCACTTCCGGCTCACCTACCCGCGGGCGTCGCTGTCGACCACGGGTGACATGGCCATCACCAAGAGCGCGGTCATCCCGCTCGACGTGACCCTCTCCGCCCTCGACGACGCCGGGGTGCTGGCCCACCTCGAGTTCGACAACGGCAGCGGTTCGCTCACGACCGCCACCATCCGCTCCGACGCGGCATGACGGGCAACGGGCACGCGCCCGTCGCCTTCGACCTCGACGCCGCCCGAGCTGCGCGGGCCGAGGCGACACGCGAGACGTTCCCGTTCGTGTTCGGGGGCGAGTCCTACGCGGTCAAGCCGACCGACGAGTGGTCCCTCGACGCCGCCGCCCTGCTGAGCGAGGGCGACCTGGCGGCCGCCATCCCGCTCCTGCTCGAAGGCGGGGCCGAGGCCTTCGCCAAACTGCGCGCCGACGGGGCGAACCTCGGGGACCTGCGCACCCTGTTCGAGGAAGTCGGCCGGTGGGCCGGCGTGGGCAGCCTCCCAAACTCGTCGCCGCCGCGGCCGCCCGCTTCGATCCCGACGTAGAGGCAGCCATGCTCGCCACGTACGGGGTCGATGTGCTCGACCCTCGGGTGACGCTGCGCCGGTTGTGGTCGCTGGCGCATCGCCTCCCCGCGGGATCGTGGCCCGACCAGACGCGGCCCATGGCGTGGAGTGTCGAGGCGCAACTGATCGGCGGGCTCATCGACGCGGTGGCGTGGCTCACCTATGTCACCGTCCGCACGGCCGGGGGGCAGATGACCAAGCCCAAGCCCTTCCGTCGCCCCTGGGAAACGGCGTCCCCGAGGCGAACCCCTTGGGGTGAGCTCGCCGCCGCCGTGATGGCCCAGGACGGGGTGGTGATGACCGATGGCTAGCGGCGTCTACGGCGCCCTCATGGTGGCGGTCTCGGCCGACACCGCCGCCCTGGAGAAGCAGATCGCCCGCGTCGCCACCTCGGCGGGCGACGCGGCGGGCACCGAGCTCGGCAACCAGATCGGCAGCTCCCTCTCCAAGGCGGCGGGCGCCATCGGCTCGGGCGTGGCCGAGGTCGGCAAGGT